GATGAAATTAGTGATAGTATAAGTGCTATTTTCGATGAGGGGTTGTATATTGATGATTATCTTGAGGGATTTGAACCTGCTCTCGGTGACCCTGCCAGTAACGGGCATATATTGTCTTCCACGACAACAGGGGTAAGAAGTTGGATAGCACCACCTGCGGGAGGAACAATGACCTGGCCGTCCGCAGCGGGCATTCCGATTTATTCTGGTAGTCAATCGTGGGGAACAAGTATTACAAATAACTCGGCTAACTGGGATGCGGCTTATGGATGGGGCAATCATAGTGGGGCAGGGTACTACGTGGGGACAGATGCTACTATCAGGCAGTTGCTCTCTACCACAGCCACCGGATTAACTTATACTAATACGACAGGGGTATTATCTTTGACCAATGGGTACACTATTCCTCAAACAACAAGCACTACAAATTGGAATACGGCATACAATTGGGGTAATCATAAAGTATTGGATATAAACACTCAAACAAGCGCAACTTACACATTGGTATTGGCTGATGCACACAGGTTGGTAATAAGAAATAACTCAAGCGCAAACACAGTCACTGTACCTACTAATACTTCTGTGGCGTTTCCGGTAGGTACACAGATTACGGTGGTTCAAACAGGCACAGGCACAACAAGTATTGCGGCAGCGGGAGGGGTAACAATAAATAGCGCAGATGGAGCATTAGATTTGAGGGTACAATATAGCGCATGTTCGCTTGTGAAAACAGCGATAAACACATGGTTATTAATAGGAGATATAGAATGAAAAAGTTATTAAGTATATTATTTTTGTTGGGGATAACCGTAGGGCTGCATGCTCAGTTTATTCCCGGAGTGGTGGCAAGCTCTAAAAAGGTGGAAGATGAGGCTCCTTTGAACCATATCTATAACGGAGATTTTGCTCTTGGTAGTGATGGGTGGACTGCAATAAGTCCTTTAGTGATAGAAAACAATGCTTGTTATTATCCGAATTCAGGCTATCCATCGTTATTTCAGGCATCGTATAATATGGTGTCCCCGTTATTGTCGGGCGGGAATTATATTTTAACTTTTGACGGGTCACCGGATACTACGGAGATGTTTTTAAGAATTACAGGAATTAATTTTGAAAATATTGGAATTGGAGAGAGATGGGTGGGGGTGGGAGCTAATCAAATTAATTTTACAGTACCAGGAGATTCGACTGTACACGGAATTAGATTTATATTTCAACCTCATGTGGCGGGTTCTATTACCAATATAATTATATATGAAGATAATTAATGCCATATTAATACTAATCGTTAACGTAAGTATTGCGTATTCCCAGTATCTGGGGGTAGGTACGCAATTAGTTAACCACGCTCCTGAAGAAATGTACGTTAAAGTGGATTTATGCTCCAATGTTGAATGGACGGCAACAAGTAGTGAGGAATGGCTGAGAGTAGGGACCCAAAAGTATTGGAGCGATAGTACAGGGGCTTGGGTGACATATTTTTACAGTGGAACGGTGATCGACCTCGGACTTTTTGAATACCTCGACGTCATGGTAGCAGGGCAAGACAGCGCATTTCTTTATTTAATAGCAGATGAAAACGTAGGAGAACACCGAACTGCTGTTGTGTCTGTCACGGGGGAAGGAGTACCAGGATATAGCCAGATTGTAGTTAATCAGGCAGGAACAGACGGAGGAATGGATGAGCCAAAGGGCAGAACGGACAGGGTGCTTAAAACAGGTAGGAAATTATATATTGACAGGCAAACAGGGAAAATAATTATCGTAGATGGACCAGAGGATAATTAAAAATATAATGAACGGAGATGAAAGGGGATACACTGTTTTGTTCAAAAGACATTATTGGAGGGTGTTTAATTACATTTCTCAAATAATATATAATAGGCTTGATGTTGAGGATTTAACTATGGTGACGTTTGATAAAGCATTCAGGCAGTTGGACACGTGGAGGGATACAGGAAAGTTCACCACGTGGTTGATACAGATAGCCAAATACACTGCGTATGACTTTATCTCAGCACAACGAATAAGAGTTCAGGGTACGGATGATATAATGAATTACAGGTCATTACATGACAGCGGTTATTCCCCTTACCAAATAGCTGTAAAAAACGAACTTGACAGACTATTAAGGGGGGAAATACGAAAGCTGCCGACAAAGAGCAGGGCAGTAATGGAACTGAGTTATGAGGGATACACGAATGAAGAAATAGCTGAAAAGCTATCAATGATACACGGAAATGTTCGCTGCATTATTTCCCGTGCAAGGGACAGAATGGAACCATTAAAAAAAATTGTTTATGAAGGTGGTGCTTGCGTTAGTGTTAATTAGTTTACTTCCGGGAGTGGATTACCGGAAGGACTTTCTCCCGGCCCGCAATCAGGGGGAGGGAAATTGCCTTGCCTACTCCGCATCAGCACTTCTGGAATGGAGAAATTACAAGGTGTCCGGCAGAAAAGTATATTTTGACCCTGAACAGATTTACGACAAAAGGAAAGACCCTGATAAACTGGTCATGGGGGACATTGAAAGAATCCTGAATGTTAAATGCGTATCAATAAAAACCGTTAAAGAATTAAAAGAAACACTGCAAAAAGATGGCCCTTGTATTATCAATTTTCAAATATATAACCGAACAACTCAAATGTGGAAGCCGCTTGATAGCAATATAGTCACCGGATTTCATTCAATGCTTGTTGTGGGCTATAACAATGATGGATTTATTTTGCGCAATTCATGGGGCGCACAGTGGGGGGACAACGGGTATTGTGTTTTTCCTTACGAGGACTGGAGATATAAATGGGATGTTTTAAAATGTAAGTGATGGAAAATAAAGACTTTGAAAAAAGATACTTTGATGAGAAATTTGGGTCAATAGACAAAAGACTTGAATCTATCAACAATCATCTCGAAAAAATGAACGGCCGGGTTTGCAAGTTAGAAGAAACCTGCAACGAACATAAGGTTGTAATATCAGATTTTCGTCATGTGGAAAAAGAGGTTGAGGAGATGAAGGGACAGGTTGACACATTGGACAAGGAGTTGCTTGAAGTAAGATTTTTCAAAAAGTATCCGAAAGTGTTTATTGGAATATTGGTTATATCAGTTGCTGCGGCATTGGGGATGACAGGATTTGTAACTGTACAAACCTCAAAAAACAGTAATAAGATTGAGGAAGTGCGTGAGAAAGTTGATTGGATTGACACGAAAACTGGGGTAAGATACAGGGGTGAAACTAATAAAAATAAATAATGGAAGGCATAAATGATATAAGGCTTGTTATTGCCCGATGGTATGATGGAAATTACACACAGGGAACGATGATGGTAATTGAAGGGGATGATATTCTTTATCGTTGCAAATGCATGGAACTACCTTGGGTCAGCAATCAACGTAACGTGTCATGTATCTATGAAGGTATTTATAATGCAAAAAAGGAGATTCATCCCACACGGGGGAAAGTGTTTCGATTATTATGGGTAAGAGATAGGTCAGGGATACTGGTTCATATCGGAAATTATGTTGCGGGTTATGTCAAAGATAGTGAAGGCTGTATTTTGCCAGGAAAATATATTGCTGATATAAATAATGATGGCTATCCCGATGTCGCAGAAAGTCGAAAAGCAATGAATGAGTTATGGGAACATTTACCAGAAAAATTTAAAGTACATATATTATGAAAAAATTACTTGAACTTATAGACTGGCTTGTAATGGCCGGGATAGTTGCAACTTTAATATTATTAACTTATTCGAATTTGTTATGAAGAAAAAAGTATTGTTATTTTTTGGATTGCTCTTTGTGAGCATCGGGTTATTTGCTCAGGAAATTACACCTCCTGAATCGTGGACTGATATAGTTATCAACCTGAAGGGACTATTTGGCTCCTTTGTTGGGATTGCTGCTGTTACCACGTTTGCCGCAACGTTTTTCATCGGGCTTTTAAAAGTCGATAAAGGGTTCATCAAACAGCTTGTGGCGTGGGGCGTAGGCATTATTCTTGTCGTTGTGGCATCTCTTGTTAAGTTTGGCTATGCGGCTGATCTTCCCCTGGGGATTGCTGTTCTGCATGGATTCGCTGCCGGACTTGCATCAAACGGGATTGCTGATGTTCCGTTTTTAAAGGACTTTTTGGATGTTATCGAAGGATTATTTGAGAAAAAAGAAGAAAAAGAGGAATGAACACTTCCGTCAGATTGAATATTGCCCTTGTCATTCTTACCATGGGATGTTTTGCTGTTATTTTCTTTTCCGGGAAACAAATTGAAAGACGGGATGCGGAGATTAACAGACTGATCAGGAATCAACATGAGTTAATGGCTGCCAGCGAACAGCAAACCACGCTTATTTTAAAGCAAAAAGAATTATCGGGGAAATACCTGTCTGAAAGAGATAGTCTCGCAAAACTGCTTAAAATACGCCCTAAAGAGGTTATAAAATATATTGACCGTGTTTTGATAGAAAAAATAACCGATACAGTTGAGGTTGAGTCATCAATTATCAACGATATGCAATGGAAACTTTATGATGGCGGTCAATGTTGGGCGTGGAAAGCAGATGCAGAACTTAATGATCTTGATCTGATAGTTAATAGAACCAATTTTGAATATAAAAATAAGATCGTGGATGTGTTCTGGTGGGAACGGCAGGGTAAATTCCTTTGGTGGAAAGTTGGCAGGAAGCAATATTATCATAAAACAATTCCTGAGTGTGGAGAAGTGATGACAAAAAGTATTGAAATCATAAAGAAGTAATTTTCTGTTTTCATAGTTGTTTTGTTTTGGCCGGGTTTTAAGGTTTCCCGGCCTTTTTTATTTGGGACAATACGTATTTATACCTATGCCATACTAAGTATTTATACTTATATACAATATGCTTTTAAGCTTACTGAAAAATACGCCTTAATATCACTAAATATCAGTTTTAATACTGATGCATGCAGAATAACAGATGTTTATTTTCATACATTATTTACATCAGTAAGTCAAAGCTGATTATCAAACGATAAACTTGTGTTCTGCCAAGGCACTTGGATCAGGCAATATTTTTTTAACTTTCTCCTTCTGTCTTTTTCTTTTTTTGCTTTTTTCTTTTTCTTACACAGGGCTTGTGATTTGCATTATTAAGAACAGTTCTAAATTACACTAATTATGCAAAATAATTGCTGATTTATTTGGAATGTATACGAATGTATACTATATTTGTAATAAAAAAGTGAAACAATTAAAACCTCAAAAAAATGAAAGCAAAGAAAATCACCCTCGCAACAATCAAAAGTTTTATCAGGAAAAATAATAATAATCTTTACATCAACGTAAAATCAAGATTTGACGGAATGCATGATTGTTGCATGCCTCAGAATGATGGATTTGTTGAAGTTAGAAAAACCGATAGCCATCTTGACCGCACCCTCGGAATACAGGGAGCATGGTTTGTTGGAAGTAGCAGGGATTATTTTTACCCATACAATAAAAACGGATTTATCGGATATCAAATAAGTAATTGCTGTGGAAGATTTGTATTAGTAGTTAAAGAATAATAAGCCTTAAAACCTCAAGAAAATGAAAACAACAATCACAATCAAAAAAACTTGGTCAGGAGTTATGAAGGGTACTGAAATGACTTATCCGCAGTACCTCATGATTAAAAAACTTATAACAAATACCAACATAACAGGATGGGATTTCCCTTCTACTTCACAAGCAATGAAGCAGATAGACAGATATGATGCTTCTGTAATCATTGACGCACTCAAATATGGCGGTTCAGTCGAAATAGTATAAACCTTAAAAACGTAATATCGTGAAAACAAAAAACATTGAACACAAAAAAGAACTTCTGAAAGACACTTACAACAATGTCGATCAGGAATCAGATTTTAACACATGGCTTGAAATGGAGCTTGAAAATGACCCTGACATGGGTCGTTTCTTAACCGGGGATTGTGATGTCCCGGACTTTGATCTTCCTGATGATGCATATGAATTGTTTGATGATGAAAAATCCAAAAAAGAAAATCGTTACGCATGGACTTACTAAAATTTATAGACCACATTGACCTTGCGTATTTTGACGGGGGGTCTTTTTGGGTGCTGTTTTATCACCCTGATGATTCTTCAATTGAATTATGTGGAGGTGTCGAACATCATGGAACAATGGTTCAGACTGATTACAACAGCGAGCCTTATTTTGACGGAGGAGCTGTTGTTAATGTTGAAAGGATAATAACCTATGACAGCACCGGGGCAATTGTTCCGCATTCCAATGATAAAGAATTTGTAAAAAGATTAAATAACCTGGTAAATAATTGCTGAAATATTTGGATTGTAAACAAATGTTTACTATATTTACAGTAATAAACAATCAAAGACCTGAGAAAATGACACCAACAATCAAACAATTCAAAAAGACCTTCACAAATGGAGCCGGGAAAAAAGAAAGAAGATTTTATGAAATGTTTGGTGATATCTCTTTTGAAGAGGCTTATCCTAAATACATAAATTACCTTGTTGGCGTCATCGCAACCGCTGCTAAAATATCTGCATTTGAAAACAAACTTAGAGCAATGGGGGTAAGAGAAAATCAATCAAATATTTCTGAAAGCCGTTATTATACTTATGGTGGAATGAAATATAGATTTTCAACTCATATACACCCGACAGGATCAATGACCTCTGATAG